CCCATACCCGCCATTCTAGGCGTAAGGTTCATACCAATACTCATATCCGTGCTTAATCCCGCTACTGCATTTGCGACTAAATATTTGCTGTTTTCAATACCCTTTGCAAGCCCTCCCATGAAGTCCGGCATCCAGGATTCGTAGTCAGCTAAGGGGCCCTCATCAGGCGTTGAAAAGTGCAGCATAGATCTTATATTATTTGCTATATTGCTTACGGCATTTGTTATCCCACTAATAGCACTCATAATCCCATTTTTTAATCCATTAATAAAATCGCTACCCCATCCATAAGCACGACTTGGTAATCCCGTTATAAAGCCTATTGCCGCTGAAAAACCGCTTGAGACGGTAGACCCTAACGTGTTTAATATAGAACTTATGCCACTCTTTAGGCTTGTAAAGGCTGTGGCACCCAGATTGTATAAAGTACCCGGTAAATTCCTGAAAAAATCTAAAATGCTGTTAAAGATAGTTATTACACTAGTTTTTATATTAGTAAATATATTGATAGCAACTGTTTTGATATTAGTCCATGCCAATGTTAGGAGGCTGGATATTGCCGTTACAGCGCCAGTAAATACCAGTTTTATGCCCTCCCATATCTGACCGAAGGCCGCCTTTAAATTATTAAATATAGCCTCAGTATCTGTTTTAAGTTTCCCAAAATTCCCCGTTACTAGATCGAGAATTAATAGAACAGCGCCCAGGAAAACATTCCTAATAACGTCCCATACCCCACTAAAGACCTGGTTTAATCCTTGCATAATCATATCTAGCCCGGTTTTCATACTGTCAAAGATATTAGTTATACCTGTTACGAAGCCGTTAATAATAACCATTACAACGCTGACAATAGCATTCCAAGCGGTGGTAAATACAGTTTTAATGGCGTCTAAGGTAGTTGAAATAGTAGTGGTAACCGAAGTCCACGCAGCTGAGGTAGCAACTTTTATACTCTCCCATGCGGCTGATATGCTAGCCCATAATTCAGAGGCTTTAGCTTTAATCGCATCCCAATTTTTGTATAATAAAACGCCCGCAGTCACCAGCAAGGCAATCGCCGCTATGGCAATCCCTATCGGGCCCATTAAGGCTGTAAATACACCTGCCAATGTCCCCGATGCTGCCGATACTCCCGCGATTGCTGGTGTTGCTACTACCGCCCCTGTTGTGAGGATTGCAATCGCTCCGCTAACTGTAGCAAAAGCCAATGTTAGCCCCCCGACAACCGTAGTTATACTACCAACCAATGCTAGCACTGGGCCGATAACCGCGGCTATCCCAGCAATCACAAGAATGGTTTTTTGTGTTGCGGGGCTTAAATCTCCAAAGGCTTTCGCCATTTCAGACAGCTTCGCGATTAGGGGAGTAATAACAGGTAGTATATATTGCCCCATGTTTGCCCCCAGTTCCTTCATGGTTTCACCGAATATTCGCATCTGGTTAGCGGTGCCTTCGCTGGTATTGGCGAAATCTCCCTGGCTGTTTTTCGTTGCATTCATTACATAGGCATATCGGACGGCAACCTTTTCTGCTTGATCCATCTCTTTCCAAGCTGTTTTGTGACCAGTGGCCATGGCATATGCCTCAAGAGTGGAGTCCAACATAATTACGCCCAATTGCTTTAATGATTCGCCTTCTCCTGTAAAAATGCCCTTCAAGGCGTCCGAAGCTTGATCTATGCCGATGTTTTTGAATGACGCAAGATCTCCGGCCAGACCAACCAAACTTGTAGACATTTTTGCCGCTTCGGCAGGAGTTTGGCCCATCGCACTGCCCATATCTCCAAACAGCGCGGCCATATCCAGAGAAGTTCCCTTAGCAATACCATAGGTTTTCAAGGTAGTGTTAGACCAAGCTTTTACTTCTTCCGCGCTGCCCTTAAAAGCCACATCAATTTTATTCATGCTCTCGGCTAGGTCGCTAGCCAGTTTTACGGCTGCCACGCCTGCCCCCACAATTGGGAGAGTTACGGACATGGAGAGGCTTTTCCCCACACTACTTAATCCTTCACCTGTAGTTTTCATTTTAGTGCCAATACTATCTAGCGATTTTCCCATTTTAGTCCAGTTGCTGTCTTGGAGGGCTATGCTTTTAGTGTTTTCTGATAGTGCTCTGTCCATCTTGTTCAGTTCGGCTGTGGCCTTATTAACTTGCTGTTGCCAACCCTGCGTAACTTTATCTGCCGCACCGTACTTTTCTGTAGCTTGAGCTAATCCGGAATTTAACTGTACTAACTTATCTTTTTGGGTATCAATTTGTTTGTTTAGTACACCATTTTGAGCAGTTAAAGCCTTGCTGCTTTTATCATTTTTATCGAAAGCGGATGTCACCGCGGCCATCTCTGTGCCGAGAGTTTTAAAACTGGTATTTAGGGCGTTAATGGCATCTCTAAAGGCCTTTTCACCTTCAATCCCAATGCGCGGGCCGATATCCATAGCCAATTACCCCACCGCCCTTTCTATTCTGGGTGTCGTAATGGCATCTAAAAAAGTTCGTCCACCCTTTACCCTGCCATATAGCGTGCTAACCGGGAGCTTATACTCCCTTGCCCATTGTGGTATTGTTTGTTTTTTGCCAAAGCACTCATAAAAAATATTTCGTGATGTGTTGTTGTTTTGCACATATCTATCAACCCATCGGCAGTTGCTTGGAGAATAATCCTCGTTACCATCTATCCTGTCTATTGTTAATCCTTCCTGATATTCGTTTTCGTCTGACCATTTTTTAAATGAAAAATAATCATTTCTCCACTCGTCACAAATCCTAATGCCTTTTCCTCCGTAGTTTTTATAACCGTTTGCTTTTGGATTTTCTGTGCGTTGTATCATCGTTGTCCATACGTCATATAATTTTTCTTTCGTTCTATAATCACTGTTTTGTTTGGAAATTCTGCTCATATTTTCTTTTAATAAACACCCACAACTTTTGGTATATCCACTATTGAGATGGCCCGCTCTCGCCGTTTTCTCGTTTCCGCATTCGCATTTACAAATCCATAGTTGATGGTTTCCTTTGTCGGTTCCTGCGTATTTTACAACCGTCAACCTTCCGTATACCCTGTCGGTTAGGTCAATTTTATACGCCATAATTTACCTCCTTTCGGGCATAACAAAAGCACCCCCTAAAGGATGCTTAATACTGCCTCTACATTCCCTCTGTACTTTTTTTCTTCCGTATAATTAATTAAGTCGAAATACCATCCTATATCCATTCCCTCGATTTCTTCCAGCTTCCAGCCATCTTTTAATAAATTAAGATAAAATTCCTTGATCCAATCCCGCAGAGATAACTTGTCCCCGGTATTACCTCCGCTTACTCGTTTTTTGATTCAAGCTTTTCCGTTACCCCTCCGACAATTCCGCTTATACTTTCAGACAAAACGGACATTAATTTATCTGCTGGCAGTCCGTCGTAAAGTTCATCCCTTGTAAACTGGTGCTCGTATACAACTACCAGGAAATCTATAAGCGTATCTAGATCTTTTGTCTTTAATTTGTTAAAGTCAATCTGCTCAGTGATTTCTATAGCTTTTCTAAATGCCCTGGCCTTTACAGCGCCCGCCACATATGTTTTATCTCCAAGCTTTAATTCCATAATTGATAATTCCTCCTAAAATTAATCAAAGAAAAAGAGGGCCGTAGCCCTCAATATTATGGTATAACAACCGGTGAATATACAGTTCCCAGGAAGTCTGCGGGAGGGGTCGTACCCTCATCATCATCAGCAGTAAATTTCCAATTCCCATCTTCTCTAACGATGAATCCGCCTTTTAATTTAGGTGTGCTGAATGCTACCTTGTCCGCTTGCGTTGCCGCTTCTTCGCTTAACTCTTCAAAGTTTCCTTTTAGAAGCCAAATGTGACGGTATTTTCCGTTTGCCTTTTTAATTTTAAAGCCTAGGGCAACGTATGGCGCAATATCATCTACATTGTATACCATAACTCCTGTTAGTGGGTCTAATGCGTGCCCTAATAAACCCGCTTGAACTGGCAACGGTAAATCCTGTACCTCGAATTCTACGCCGATTTCGCCCAGGGCAGTGGCCCGTTCTACTGCTCTTCCATCTGCGTATAGGACGGCGCTGCTTGATGCCGGTGTCACCTTAATGTTTATCAGTGGAGCTACAGGCGTTACCGTTCCATAGGTATTTAGCGCATCGTCTGTAAGGGTTGCATATACTAAATTTTCTACACTTATCGCCGCACTGTTTACAACTTCTGGCATATTATCTTCCTCCTATAAATTTAATTTGAGCATAAGAAAAGCACCCCCTGAAGGATGCTCAACTATTGACTCATGTTTTTCTTGATCTCTTCGTCTATTACTTGGCCCATTTTTGCAATGGCTTGGTTCTTTGTGGCGTTTACCGCCGGTCGGACGAAGGGTCTTTTTGGTTGTCTTTCGTCTGACGTTCCGCTTTCTAACACTCTCGCCTTTAGTTGGTTTGCGACCCCTTTGCTGTCGTAACCATCAAAGCCGATCTTTGTATTAAAGTTGCCCTCTGAATCCTTTGTAATAGGAGCGACCCCAAAAGAAGCAACTAGATCACCAGTAGCCTCCTTAGACAAGACCCCTTCAAGATTGGATTTGATTTTGTCAGCGACTATCTTTGCACCCTCATATATAGCCTTCTTGGCGATCTCGTCGGATTGTGTGGCAACCTGTGAAAGTTTAAGAGCGAACTCATCCCCGGCCATCATGGTTATCCTAGCCAAAGTGACCACACCCATTCGTGATGGATTCTTTTGGTTGTTTGCTCGTATTGAACCGATTCCAACCTAAAGGATATTCCCGCATCGTTTAAGGCGTCCTGTATTTTCTTACAATTCGGATCGTTATCAAGCAGAGTAAAATAGTCAATCGTTCCGGTAATGGCCTGTGCTTGCATCCTGCTATTTGCCCATACTGCGTCCTGCTGGCCATCCTCTGCCCACACAATGTAGGGGCAGACCATTCCTGTCCCATCGAACTTACGGACATTGCTAGTTACGGTTAGGAGGGTATTTTTAATATCAGCTAGTACCATAATTCATGTCTCACCCTCTTCCAAATAAAAATAAGGACACCGTCACGGCGTCCTTTAGGAAATAGTTGTAGTTTTATCCTCATCATGTATTTCTTCAGCTATCGCTATTCAGATAGCGGAACAACGGGTTCCATTTGATCAACTGCTTGTTTTTGCATCTTATTAATCACATTAACAACCAGTCCATACGGTTCTTTGGTTATTGCATTTAATATTATCTGTGCTTCTGCCTGTGTGAATGTAAAACTTAAATCCATATTATCCTCCTTACGCCGCTGCTACTGCGACTGTTCCGCCGTTTGCAACTGTGATTCTATATCTTGTCCCATCAGGGGATTTACATATAAACCCATCACCAATATCCTGTGCCTCAAAATCTCCGTGTGAATATACTTTGGTCACATCAACATTCCCAAGTTGCATTGTATTGGTTGCTGTAGTATAAGCTCCCTGGCCAATAGCTGTTGAGTTACTGACTTCAACTGCCTGAGAAGCATTATATCCAGCAGATGGCCCTATAAATGTGTTCCCAATTCCTAGAGTCAATGTATAACCTGCGAATTGTCCAATCCCGACATTATCATGGGACACACCAGCGGCACGGCCTAATGAACAGTAGCCTATCCCTGTATTTGAACTATTGATAATGGCTGCACACGAATATGAACCAATCGCAATATTCTGATTACCAACAATATTCAAAGCAAGTGCACCACTTCCCAATGCCACGTTTAAGCTACCAGTTGTGTTAGATCCGAATGTACTTGCCCCAATAGCAACATTATTTACACCAGTTTTATGCTGTAAACCACAATCACAACCGATAAAAGTATTAAAATACCCAGTTGTATTATTTTGTCCTGCTCCTACTCCTAAAAAGGTATTGTGATACCCATTTGTATTTAATTGACCTGCTGCCCATCCTACAAAAGTGTTTTGATCGCCATTGATATTGCTCTGTCCAGCAATTGAGCCGACAAAAGTATTTCCGTTCCCTGTTGTGTTGGCACCACCAGTTCCTATACCATAAAATGTATTCAGTATCCCATTGAAAGAACCGTTAGCCTCAAAAGATAATGGATCAACAGGGTTAACACCCGTACGGCTGATATGTTTACCACCACCCCCTATAACTAAAGATTGCGTAAATATTGCAGGATCTAAAATAGTTATTGTCGCACTTTCAGCCTTATACGAAGCAAGTTTTTTATTAACAACTCCTAATGTTTCAATATCCATTAGATTTCCCTCCAAGCACCGTAGTAATAATAATACTTTGTGGTGTTATCGGGATAAAACTCGATACAAGTATTGCCATCTACTCCAACAGGAAACTCCTCCGTTGACAACTTTGCTAAACTCCCAGTAATCGAAACGGGTTGAGCCGTAGCACCAAAACTCACGATATTTTGTCCTACTGTTTGGTCAATGCCTACTTTACCGAGTATTGCTTCACCTGCGGGCAGAGGAGCCTTTATATTAGTATCGATGGCACCCCCTGATCCTTTCGCCGCTTCAAATACATTCGGAGTAGCCGTTTCGTACTGGGGTTTAGGATTGCCTGATTCATCCCTTACTATTGCCACGTTATAACCACCTTTCTTTGAAAAAATCGACTACCCAAATCGAGACTGCATAGGAATGGGGAAATTGGGGAAAAGAAAAACGGTATCGGAATAGGTGTAATCCTCACCCAACCTCTCTAACGTTAAATCCATACTTGGCGGCTGTGCATCTTCGATATACTGAATCTGCATGACCTTGTATTGCTGTCCGTCAATCAAAATAGCCACCAGAATATCAGTGTTTTTTTCTGATAACCCTCTAACCTCGGGACAGCGGATCACAAAGTCAACCTTGATGTTGTTTTGCATGGCCTGATAAAAACGATTTAACCCGACCGTGCGCTCTTTGTAACGGAGGGTTTGCTGCAACACCAGACCGTCCACTGGCATATCGCCTGCAAGAGAGATATCAGTAACTTTGTAAATACTGACTATCCCATCGTTAAACGATGATTTGGCTTTCAACATAGGCTTTTACCTCCTCGCTTATTTGCAAAGATAAAAGCTCTGACAGATAATTCGTTTGATACTCATCGAGCGCATTTGAGCGAACATAACGGCAGTAATCAAGGAGCAGCTCCCTCGGCTTATCCTCGATACTGTAATCCATAGCTGCTCCCGCCAGACTGTCAATGTACTTGATACCTCGCGAAATAATACCGGAGAGTTTTTCATCTCCGGCAACATCCACCCAGGTGATATCAAGATAGTTTTTAACGGCCTCTAATAATCCTTCTGGTAACATTCTATCACCTACTTTTTAGCAGTTTTCTTTACTGCCTTGATTTCCTCCACAAGAACCCCCGCGGGAGTGCCGTTAATCTCGGTGAATCTCCCGGCGGTGATTTCTAATTCTTGATTTTTTCTGTGAAGGACTAGCGTTTCTTTATCTCGGTACCTTTTTAGCACCTTCACTTTTAACATTAGACTACTGGAGTATCGGCTATGTTAGTTACATATACCTGTAAGATAGTTGGAACAAGCCCGGAAATATCAGCATACACAAATGCATTATTATCAAGTGGCATGCCCTGGCCATAGAGCTTAATTAGGTAAACTCTTTCGTCTTCGAGGAAATGGTACTCGTCGGAGAATTCGATCTTGCCGCTTTTAGCGGTGCCGATTCCCATGAAATAACGCTTAACAAGCCCAAATATAGCCTTACCTGCTGGTACTTCGGTACTCTGTATAACCGTAGTAGGGAATGGGAACACATCGTTTTTATAGGTGCCATCTGCACTTCTTACGGTTGTTGCAGGGAATACCTTTGTCAAGTAATCCTGCGGATTGACGATCATAATCACGCCGTTTACAACTCTTGCATTTCCTTTTGAATCTACTGCCATGCCACCGATTAAGGCACCATAGGAGATAGGATCTAATGCTATAACCGGAACCTCTGTCTTGAGAGGATAAACCCCGCCTGTAACAACAACACCCTCTTGCACCTGTCTATTCATGCCTATCGGCATATTCAGGCCAGTACCGTTGATAATGGCCGCTTCAAGTCCAAATGCCATTGCTTCTGCTAATATAGCGCGAACATATCTGTCCAACCATGCAGGGCCCAAGTCCAGCATTGACTTTGCTACCGGAAGGAAAGCTGAGAGCTTCATTAAGGTCAAAGGAATCTTTTTAAATCCGCTCGTGAGTTCGGTTACGATCGCGGCGGTCAAAACTCCCCAGGTGGCAAGCTGCTTGGTGTTGGTATTTACGATGTATTCAATTAGCCCGCTGGTGTTCTGGAAGTTAATAACGTTCAAAAGCGGGTGAGTGGCAACAAGTTCATCGAACACTGCGTCAATCGTGGTGATCGGCAGCACAGGTGTAAGATCAGCGAGTGCCTGTTTGGGACTGCTAGAGCGCATGGCCTCGATAACGGCCTGATAGTATTTGTTTTCCTCGGAGGTAAGTTGACGAACCCCGCGGGATGCCAGGACATTAGTGTCTGCTGCCTGAACCATTAAGTGCGCTTCGGCCATAACGGATTCTTGAATGTTGAGCGAAAACTCGGTGAACGCATCGGCGAAGGTTTCCTCGTTGCCGTCCTTGATGGCCTGGTTCAGTTTTTGTAGGATTGCGGTTTTTTCTACCTGTAAAGTGTCTTTGTTTTTCATTATTTCGTCTCCTTTTCCGCGCATAGCGCTTGTATAAATTTTAATGTTTTGTTCTCCTGGAGCTCTGGATCTGGGGGCGGGTCTGTTTCTGTTTCTTCCGGAGGTTTCTCCGGGGGATCTGGTTCTTCCTTGGGTGGCTCGGCTAATTCCCTAAGTTGAGCAGCAAGTGATTTGTTGAACTCGATATGTTGAGCAATTGATAAATTAACCTTCTGTAACATTTCTTTGGACTTGGTAAGGTCTGCTTCCTTTTCGGCGTATTCATCGGCAAGTCCGTACTCAATGCACTGTTCAGCAGTAAGCCATGTTTCAGCCTCCAGCATTTTAATTAGATCAGCTTCGGCCAGCTTATCCCCGGCTTTCTGCAGGTAGGCTTGTCTATTCCCTTCCGAGATTGTATCTAAATCGTCAGCAGCCTTTCTAAGTTCTTTTGCGTTTCCCATCACGATATTCCACATGTTATGAATCATCATCATTGCGTTTTTTGGCATAATGATTTTATCTCCTGCCATAGCAATAACAGAGGCAACACTGCAAGCAAAACCATCAATGTAAACTGTCTTTTGCGCCGGGTGCCGTTTGAGCTGATTGTAAATAGCTGTACCCTCAAACACACTTCCACCATACGAATTGATATAGATATTGATTTGTTTAACATCGGGGTGTTTGCTTAATTCCTCTCGGAAAAATTTAGCCGAGTTTTCCGATTCGACGTAGACCATATTCACCCAGTCGATAGCAATATCTTCTATGTCACCATAAATGTACAGGTCTAACGTGTCCGCTTGTGCTGCCTGTTTAAATTCCCACATTCTTTTACCCATTCTTATTTTTAGCCCCTTTCAACATAAGAAAAACACCCTAATAAATCAGAGTGCCAAATTGATAGCTTTTTCAATTTTAATATAGGATTAAACGAGTTTTATCCTGCAATCTTTTTGCACAGGATTTACTAGCTGAATTAATTTCAAGAGTTTCTTTTCGTCAACGAGGATCGTCTCCGTTTTCTTGTCATAACCTAAGATACTGTCAAAGGTAACCTCTGCGCCCTTCCAACTAAGAGCACTGACCAGCTTCATTGCGATATTAAGTTTTTCGCATTCAGAGCAAAGCATTGTTCCTGTACTTTCTTTATCTATCATGGTGTACCTCCTCCCGCGTTTAAAGCGTTTAGAACATCCTCGACGGTACTGTAATTCTTCGTGATGAAGTGCGTGTCTGCGTACGGTTCATCGATCGGTTGTTCTCCCACAAGCTTTCTAATATCGTTGATCGTAAAGGCTCCGGAAGCTATTAGCTTGTCAATGGCGGTCGATACAGACAGTAGGTCAACATGTAAGATAGACTTGGTATCAATCTTTAAATAGTTGCCTTTGCTGAACTCGACGAACCCATAACGCTTTTTATTTATCTCTTCCGAAATTAAATCTGTCAATGGATCTATACAAAACGTCAGGTAACTAACCATTGCATCACCTATCCCCGCAATATCGCCCTTCGCTAATGCGGGAGGAATCCCAAAACCCTTGGCTGTGAAGTCGCTGATATCATCCACCATTGAGCGTATGTCCCGGGTGCTTGAGTCAGAGTATGTCTTGGATCCAATGTCCTCATACGTATAGCCTTTAGGTAACGGTAAGACTGCATTGTCTGATGTAAAAAATCGCTTAAAGCGATTATTCATTAGGTCGTCAAAGGCTTCCTTGGCCTTATCATTGCCTTGCGCTATGGTTTCGTAGTTTAGTACCCCTCGAGTCCCCCGCGACTTCTGGTAGGCTTTCATGCCGTAAGCAATAAGCTTTCCATAGCTCTCATATAGTCCGTTCGTGACTCTCCGCATATCCTTTTCAGATAGCTTAAAGTACATCACTTCGGACATTTTATAGGTTTTTAGGAATGTGTAATCTGTGAGCGTAACTCCCTCAAAAATATTATCTATTAACGCATATTCTGTTTGCTGGAACGAGTCGGCTATCAGGAGTTGGCCGTTTTCCTCAATTACTAGGCACTCATTGTCATGGTACAATTTAGCGATCAGTTTGTGCATGAAAGCAGAGGAATTTTGATTCTTGTTTGGGCT